GGCCGGGAACGCGCAAAAGGCGCCCGACGTGACGGCGCTGCTAGCCAAGCCGAAGGCCATCCCGAAGGACAAGAGCGGCAGGGATTGGATCGAAGACTTCACGTCCTCTCAGCAAAAGGAAGCGCTGCGCGAGTATGATGCGCTGCAGAAGAAGCGCACGGACAGCGAGAAGGAGTGGTCGAACATCGTCGCAGACTCCAGCATCAAGCTCGATCAACTCGTCGCGAAATACAAGGATCTGGCCGACCCGGTAGAAAAGTACCGCAAAGAAATCGAACTGATCACTGCGCTCGAAGCGCAGGGCATGCTGACCGCCGAGGAAGCGTTTGGCGCACGCGGAAAGCTCTACGACGATGCCGACAAGGCTGCCGAGAAGCTGAACGGCACGCTGGCGAAGACGAAGGACGTCGGCAAGGAGATCGGGCTGGTTTTCGAGAGCGCGCTCGAAGACTCCATCGTGAATTTCAAGTCATTCGGCGATGTCGCAAAGGGTGTGCTGCAGGACATCGCACGGCTGCTCGTGCGTCAGAACATCACCAATCCGCTGCTGGAATCGGTCAAGGGGCTGGATATCGGCGGCTTCATCAAGGGCATTTTCACGCCCAGCGCCGACGGCAACGCCTTCGGCTCCGGTGGCCTGATCCCGTTCGCCTCCGGTGGCGTGGTCGACTCGCCCACCTTCTTTAAGTTCGCCCGGGGCGCGGGCGTCATGGGTGAGGCCGGCCCCGAGGCCATCCTTCCGCTCAAGCGCGGCGCGGGCGGAAAGCTCGGTGTCGCCGCTGACGGCGTGGGCGGCGGCGGGGTGTCCGTGACCATCATCAACAACGCGCCGGCTCAGGTCAGCACGCGCCAGACGTCCGACGGCGGTCTTGAGGTGCTGATCGACGCGGTCGATGCCGCGCTGGGTGATCGCGTGTCCGCCGGCATCGGCGCAATCAGCGGGGCGATGCAGGGCCGCTACGGCCTGCGCCCGTCCATGGGGATCTGAGCATGGCCGTCTTCCCGACCTACGTGACGGTGCTGCTCGACGGGCACACCGAGTCGCATTCACAGATTGCCGAGCGCGCCGACATGGATCGCGGCGTGCCGAAGCAGCGCCGCACGCAGAGCGACGTGCTGGTCACCTTCGCGCTCACGCTGCTGTTCCTGAGCACCACCGACGCCGAGGCGTTCGAGGACTGGTACTACGGCGATGCCGCGGCGGGTGCTGCGCAGTTCGATTTCTGGCACCCGCGCACCGGGGCGCTGCTGTCGGCCCGCGTGGTGGCGAACAGTCTGGGCGCGCTGCAGGCGCTGGGCGGTGGCCGTTCGCGCCGCTCAATCCAGATCGAGTACCTGAAGGCGCTCACGCTGTGACCACGGCCGCATTCATCGAAGCCCGCCAGCGCGTCAATGACGCCGACGGCCTGCTCGAACTGCTCACCATCAGCCACGCCTCGTTCAGCGGCCCGGCGCACTTGGTCAATGACACACGCGACTGGGTGAGTGGCGGCACGACGTTCGTCGCCTACCCGTTCAAATTCCAGTTCCCGCAGGACGTCAATGGCGAGGCGCCGCGCTCGACCATCGCCATCGACAACGTGGGGCGCGACCTCACCAGCGAACTGGAGCGCCTGCCGGCCAACGCCGTCGTGATGGCGACCATCGCGCTGGTCAGCCGGGCCGATCCCGACACTATCGAGTGGTCGTGGACCGTGCCGATGGTCAATGTCGCCGTCGATGCCATGACCGTCAGCGCGACGCTCGGCGTCGATTACCTGATGCGCCAGCAGGCCGTGCGCCTGCGGCACGACCCCAACACCAGCCCCGGCCTGTTTCAGGACTGACCATGGACGCCCGCGCCATCGACCGATACATCGGCATTCCCTACTGCGAGCAGACGATGGACTGCGCCGATCTCGCCGTGCTGCTGCAGCGCGAGCTGTTCGGCCGCGACATCAACCTGCCGGGCCGGCGCCAGCGCATGGCAGCACCCCGTGCCGCCATCGAGCGCATGGTCTGCGGCAATGACGCGATGGCCGGCGAGCTGGCCGACCGTATCGAGCGCGAGGATCTGCGCGACGGTGACCTGGTGCTGATGCGCTCCGAAACGCTGCACATCGGCACGGCGTTCGCCTTGAGCGGCACGCTGTGGGTGCTGCATGCCTTTGCGAACATCGGCCATTCCACGCTGCACCGCCTGCGTGATCTGCCGGCGCTGGGCCTGTCTGTCGAGGGCTTTTACCGATGCCGATGATCAGCCTGACGGTCACCCCGCACCCGGTCACGCTCGACGGCCAGCGCCATCTGTCCGTGCAGCTCGATGCGGGCGACACGCTCGATGCGCTGCTGCGCCGTCACGTCGAGGGCGTCGATCCGCTGTGCTGGGTGGCTGCCATCGGTGGCCGCGAGGTGGCGCCCGAGATGTGGGCGCACACCAAGCCCGCAGCGGGCACGGTCATCGAGTGCCGGAAAGTCCCGAAAAAATCATTTCTCGCGGTCGCAATCCCTCTGGTCGCCAGCTACTTTTTCGGGCCGTGGGTTGCGTTCGGAGTTTCGCTGGTTACTTCAAAGTTGCTGGCGCCCAAGATGCCGAAAGGGTTGCGCAGCGAGCAGGCCAGCCCGACCTACGCGCTGTCGGGTGGCCGCAACCGCGCCCGGCCCTACGAGCCTATCCCGCTGCTGTTCGGCGACCTGCGCTACACGCCGGACTATGCCTCGGTGCCCTACACCGTGTTCGAGGGTGACGACCAGTACCTCTACAGCGTGTTCCACGCCGGCATCAACTGCGGCGAGGTGTCCGAGATCCGCATCGGAAAGACCGACCTCGCCAGCTACTCGGACGTGACCACCCGCGCCAGCGGCATCAGCGGCATGACCGAGCAGGCGCTTGACGCCTGGGGCAACGTCGACACCACGGCCGGCGCGACGCTGGTCGGCGCGGGCGCCTATGTCACGCGCACCTCGTCGGCCGGCGCGCAGACGCTGCAGGTCGATATCGAGGGCACGCTGTACGCCATCAGCAAGAGCAAAGGCACGTTCTACCCTTACGGCGTCACCATCGAGATCGACTATCGGCTCACGGGCACCACGGGCGCGTGGCTGCCGTTCTTCGGCTCTACCAACAGCACCAGCATCACGAGTTCAAGCACCAAGCCGATCCGTCGCACCTACACGCTGGCCGTATCTACCGGTCAGTACGACGTGCGCATCCGCAAGATTCATGCGGACGAGAGCACCACCACGCGCAACAGCAACTTCACGTGGACGCAGTTGCGCACCGTGCAGGCCGATGCCGGCACCTACGGCGGCATGGGCCGCTACAGCATCAAGATCAAGGCCAGCGGGCAGCTCAACGGTGCGCTCGACGAACTGAGCTGGCGCGCGACCGCCAAGCCAATGCCTTACTGGGATGGCTCGGCATGGGTGACGGCCACCACGCGCGAGAACGGCCTTTCGAATCCCGGCGCGCAGATGCTGCTGTACGCCCGCGGCATCTACGACAGCGACGGCAAGCTGATCGCCGGCATGGGCCTGAGCGATAGCCAGATCAACATCGACGCGCTGGCCGAGTTCATGGTGTGGTGCGCGGCCAAGGGCTTCACGTTCGACGCCGTGTTCGACGCGCCGGTCAGCCACGCGGAAGTGCTCGACGCCATCGCCGCGGTCGGATTCGGCGCGCACACCTGGGCCGGCGGAAAGCTCGGCGTCACCTGGGCGGCGGACGACCAGCCCATCGAGGGCGTGGTCAACATGGCCACGATGCGCGCGAAATCATTCCGCGTGCAGTACCAGACCGTCGAAACAGCCGACAGCATCGAATTCCAGTATTTCGACCGCGACCGCGACTACGCCTGGAAAACCCTGCGCGTCATGGACCCGGCAGTGGCTTCCTCGCTCAACCCGGCGCGGGTGACGGCGGTGGGCATCACCAGCGAGGCGCACGCCGCGATCATGGCGCGCTTCCATATGGCCCAGTCGCTCTACCAGCGCAAGGACGTCGCCTACGAGACGGACCTGGAGCACCTGACATACCAGCGCAACAGCGTGCTCGCGCTGTCGCACGACGTCACACAGTGGGGCTACGGCGGGCGCGTGCAGGCGGCAGTCGACGTGGCCGGCGTGGTGACGCTAACGCTCGACGACTACGTGCCGGCCGACGCCACGGCGCGCTACATCGGCCTGCGCATTCCCGGCGAGCGGGGTTATCGGGTGTTCGGCGTGGCGGCATTCACCGGGCCGTCGAACACCATCACCCTGACGGGCACCTGGCCGGTCGGCGTGCCGCTGCCCGGCAGTGCTGGCAACCCCGCGCACGACACGATCTGGATCTATGATTTCAAGTCGACTCCGGGTCAGAAGGTCCGCGTCATCAGCGTGCAGCCGCAGGCCGGCATGACTGGCGCGTCGGTGGCCGTGGTGCCCGAGCTGAATGAGTTCTGGAACTACGTCTGGAATGGCAGCTACACGTCGCCAGTCAGCCAGTCGCTCCTGCCCTTTGGCCTGCCGGTCGTGGCCGGCCTGTCGGTCAGCGAGGAGCTGCGCCGTCAGGGCAATGGCTACTACGTCGAACTGACCGCCGTCTGGTCGGCGACCGGCGCCTACCGCAGCGCCCAGGTCTGGGGTGCGACCGCCGGCAACGAGCTGCAGAAACTCGGCGAGACGCCGGATCTGCGGTTCTCGTGGCGCGCGAATATCGACGAGGTATGGAGCATCGAGGTACGCCCGTTCGGCACGCTGGGCCGCACGGGCACGCTGGCGTCAGCCGTCTATACGGTCGCCGGCCTCTCGGTTGCGCCCGACGCGCCGACCGGCGTCACCAGCACGCCAACGCACCTGTTTTTCACGCCCAGTGAGGCGCTCGACATTGCCGGCTACGTGGTGCGCTACAACGTCGGAACCGACACCGAGTGGTCGGTCGGCACACCGCTGCATGCGGTCACTGATGGCTACGCGGGCGGTCTGGTGTCTGGCTCGCCCTGGCCGATGCCGCAGCGCCTGTACGGCGTCAATACCATCATGGTCAAGGCGGTCGACACCTCGGGCAACGAGTCGGTGGCGGCCTACGAAACCCGCGA